GCCCGATCCGGCGCTGGCGTGGGACGTCCACGACGATGTGGCCGCCCAATTCCTCCGGCTGCGCGGGCTCATGCTCGAACGGGCCGGGGACGTCCCCGGGGCCGTGGCCGAACTGGAAAAGGCCCTTGCCAGGGGCGCGAAAGTCAAAACCGCGCTGGACAAGCTGAAAAAGAAGTCCGGCGCGTAAGTCCACCACCCCCCGCCCCCGCCGATGATATTGCCGGCACCTTCAACCATGACAAACCTTTCTTGACGATGTTAGGAAACAGAAGGAAACCGTTGCAAGCTGAAACAAACTGGCTTGCAACGGTTCTCTGACGGTCAGCGCGGACGCATGTTGCGTTTCCGGGTGGCGGAAGCGACAAGGGTTTCCACCGCGTCGGCTATCCTCCGGTCGGAGGACTCCACGCCGTTGATAGTCACCGTGTTGTTCGTCGTGTTCCCCGTATTCGCGGGAAGTTCGACCTTTATCACCGGGTTGACTTCGACATTCCACGAGCCGTTCGCCGTGGATACGCGGCCACCGGTCGCATACGCCTGAGACTTCCTGCGAGCGTTCAACGCGAACGCGGACGGTTGCATGGCTTTCTCCACACTGCCGACCGCGTTCAACGTGTTCAGGAAACTCCTGCCATACAAGGCGTCAATCTTCTTGACGGCTGCGGCACGAAGCACCATCTCACCATTGGACAGCATCGCCGGAATCGAATCGGAAGTGGAAGTACCGGGACCATAGATACGACCACCGGTAGCGGCGGAGACCTTGCCATCACTGCTGTGACGAGTGACAATATCCACATAATTGGTGGCAAGAACAGTGCCGGACTGCCGACGCCAATACTGGAACGTTGTTTTCACCGGATCATCGTCGCCCTGTACACGACCCCATGCTGTGGCGAGAGTCATGTTGTTGTACCATGCGGTGTCACGGAACGCCTTGCGTGCACCCTCGTTCTCACCTTGAACGCGACCCCAAGGCCGTGAAATGGTCACACCGTCATACGCTGCCGTGTCCTTGAACGCTTGACGAGCCTGCTCATTCTCGCCAAGAACACGACCCCACGGGCGGGCGATGGTCAACCCGTCATAGAATCTGACCTCTTGGAACTTCTCGTCGGCGTCCGTATTGTCGCCATCCACATACGCTTTCGCGCGTGCGATAGGCTGGCCGTCGAGAGTCTTATATCCCGCGAGTTTCACCTGAGCGTCATCATCGTTGGCGTCGATGTTGAAGCTGACGCCCTTGGCGGCGGGAACCTTATTCTTCTCCACGTCCTTTATCTTGCCGGAAGCGTGGTCGATACAGTCGAGAATCCACTGTATCTGCTCGTCGGTCAGGTTCAGATAGCCGAGCTCGTCCCTGACCTTCTGCATGCGCTCCTCAGCGTTGCCCTCACCTGAGAACAGCCACTTGTAGGCTTTCTTGGACATGCCGAGAGCAAGAAGATTCTCCTTGACCTCGCCTGTCTCCCAGCGAGCATTGCCCTTCGCGTTCAACAGCAATGTGAGGTCCCTCTCGGACAAGTCGCCTTTCATCAGCTGCTCAACAAGACTGAGGACACCGTCCAACGTGGTGACCACTCCAGCTTCACGTAGCCGGATAACGATTTCTTTCTCACCATCGGTCAGACCGGATATGCCCTGCACGAGCTTATCCACCGCATCTTGGGCGATTTCCGAATGAGCGGTGATCGTGGTACCCACATCAGAGGGAATCAGACCAAGCGAATCAGCGTACCTTTCAGCAGCTTCCTCACTCATGCCAGCGGCCTGAGCCTGCTGCACGATGGCCTCACGCGCCTCATAAATGGAGTTTGCGGCCTTCTGCGTGTACTCCTCCACCTGACCGTTCTTCTCACCATAGGAGAGAAGCTGATGGGCGGACAGCAACGCGGTAGCGGCCACATCCTTCATCGCCTTGTCGGTGCGCACATAGGCGGCGTTGTTGGCGTCAGCCAGTTCGCCGTTTTCCTTGAACGCCTGACCGTTCGCCTTGACCGTCGTGGCGAGCGAGCTGAGCTTGTCGGACAGCGCGGAGGAGGAATCGGAGACCTGTTCGAGGGAACGCAGATATTTCATCTGCTCCTTGACGGATTTCTCCAAGCCTTCCTTGTGCTGCTTCTTCAACGCCTGCAACAGCGTGTCGGCGGCGATGGCGGCATCGGTCTGCTTCTCGACCATCATGCCGTACTGGTCGCTGGCCTTGTATGTCTCCTTGCTTTGCGCCTCCAACTGTTTGACGAGCTTCTTGTAGCCGGCCTCGTTGCCGCTGACCGCATCGGTCAGCGTACTGGTATTGATGCCCAGACGTTTGGCCGCGTCGGCTGCGGACGTGTAGCCGCCGCTGACCTTGACGAGCCATTCAGTGACCGCGCCGCCACCGTCCTTGCCGAACAGGAGCGACGGGTCATCCCACTGTTTCGTGGTCTCCGACTTGAAATCGTTGAACGCGTCCGCCGCCTCCTTGGCGTTGGACTTGATGCCCTTCATGCCGTCGATGACCTTGTCCATCGCCTGCTTGGATGCTTCCGCCTTCGTCGTGTAGTCGGATATCGCATTGCCGATGACGGCGATGCCCGCGCTGATTCCCAGACCGGCAACCGTCGTCCAGCCGCCGAACGCATCCCACAGGTTCTTCACGCCGGTCTTCAACGAACCGAACCTGCCGGACTGCTGTTCGGCCTGCTCCCCGGCCGAACGGATGGAGGCGATGGCCTGACCGTTCGCACCGACCAAGCCGCCCATGTCCTTGGAAGTCTCCTTGGCAGCGTTCCCCGGAAGGAGCAGCTTCTTCGAGTTAGCTTCCGCCGCCATGCCGAGGGAATTGACCTCGCTGATGGCACCGGACAGAATACCCGCATAATTGCCGGAACGCAGCTGGTTCATCGCCTTAATCAGGGTGCCCATTTTCACGGACGCCTGTTCGGCGCTCAAACCCAGTTCGCTGAGCATCTTCTGGTATCGCATCGTGGACTGGATGTTCTGCAACATGCCGGTCTTCAACGACTCGAACGCCGTCTTGCCCGCACGACCGAACGTGGCCCACAATGTGATGATGCTTTTCACCGGCCCCGGCAACGAGTCGAACGCTTGGGCCACGCCGGTGGCACCCTTGGCGATGGTGCTGATAAGCGGGCTCACGGTACGCAAAGCGGACGCGAACGTGCCGCCGAACGTGCGCGACAACTGGCCCACCATGCTCGCCAAATCGGAGAACATGGGGCCCGCGTCACCCACCGCGTCAAACACCTGGCTGAACCCGTCGCGGACACCGGAACTGAAATCGCGGATTCCACCACCGGACTGCTGCAACACGCGACTCAACCCAGTGATGCCCTCGCCTACGATCTGGCCCGCGTCACCGAACACCGCGCGAGTGGTGTCCTTCAACGAGTACGCGGCGTCGCCAATATCCTTGAAAGCGTTGCGCATCTTGTCCTGCGCGTCCTGCGCACCAGCGCTCCAAGCCTCCAAAGTCTCTTGGAACTTGATGGTGTGAACGGCCTTGTTGGCTTTCTCCAAAGCCTCGGAAAAACCTTGGATACCGTTCTCGGTCTTCGCCAGAGTACCCAACGTGCCCTCAAACACGCCTATCAGGTCGAACACGGACGATTTCAGATAGCCGCCCTGTTCGATGGCCTTTTCCATCGCCTTAGAGACTTGACCGGTACGTTCGGCGGTATCCACCCAGTTCGCCCACTTCTCGGCCACGTCGGAAATGTAGGAGGCCATGCGGGGCAGATACTGGCTGGACTGGTCGCCCAAGCCGAGGAACGCGCGGGCCAGTGACTGCAAGCCCGGGTTCAGTTCGGACACCGCGAGACGAGTGTTCTCGAAGATACGCGGTAGTTGGTCGGCTTCGTTCGACTGGCGCACCACGTCGATAAGCCCGTTGAGCACCTTGCCTTCCTCGACGGCGATACCGTTCAAACCCTTGGACAGTGAGGGGGCCACGTCGTTGGCGAGACGGTACAGGTTATCCCCGTACTCGTTCCAAGCGTTGTCGCCCAACTCCTTGTTCAGGTTCGCCAGCGAGGTCTTGGTGACATCGAACTTTTCCTTCAAATCACCGAACACCCGGTAGCCCACGTAGCCTGCGGACGCCAGACCAGCCAACGCGGCGGGAGCGGCCAACGCGGCCTTGCTCATGGACACGAGGCTGACGCCGACACCGCCCGCAGTGCGTCCCAGGTTCAGGAGTCCGGCACCCAACGCGGTGACGCCGGCACCGAGAATCGACCACTTGGGAACCACCTTGTCGAGCTTGTCGAACAGGTTCACAAGACTGTCGAACTGGTTCTGCACGCCCTTCAAACCGGTCGCACCACTGGTCATGCCGGAGAAAATCTTGCCAAGGTCAGTGCCCTTGAAATTAGCGAAGATGTCGATGGTGCGGGGGCGGGTGAAGTAGGCGAGATGGGCTCGGGCCAACGCGGTCTCCAAGTCCAAATCCATCTTCAGCTCGTCGTTCTTGTCCTCGAATTTCTTCAGCTTCTCCTCGGCGCGATGCATTTGCAGGTCGAGGTCGGCTTCAAGCTCCCAACGACGTTCGGGATTGGCTTTGATCTTGGCGGCGGTCTCACGCATCGACGCGATGATTCGTTCCTGATCGACCTGCCAGTCCACGGGAATGTCGAGGCGCGTATGACGCAGCTTCTCCAACCGGGCTTCGAGCTTGTCGGCGTTGTCCTCCCACACCTTGACGCGGACGTTGACCTCATGCTCCCGGTCGAGTTTGGCGCGCAGCTTCTCCGCGTCATACATCAGTTCCGCGTATTTTTTGTCCCATTGGGTCTTATCCAATGTGGCTTTGGCGGTGATCGGCTTGCGGGATGCGAAGTCGCGCAGCTTCTTCAGCTGGTCGAAGGTATTGTTGAGCTCCTTGCCGAGGTTCTTGTCGATGCCCATGGGCTTGAACTTCTGGAACGCGGCGGAAAGCGCGTTGATCTGGGTCTCCTGCTCGTCGAACAGGCTGGTCAGTTCGCGGGCGGTCTTGCGCTGCTTGTCCATCGTGCGGCGCGAATCGTTCTGTACCGCGTTGAGGCGTTTGACGCTGGTTCCCGTGTCTTCGAACACCTCGGCCAACGCCTTCTGGCCGGCCGTGAGCTTCGACAGCTGCTGGAGCTGCCTGCGGTTCAGCTTCTCGGACTTCTCCTCAAGGTCGAGAATCTTGTTCAGGCCGGAGAACAGCCGGTCGTTCTCACGGTTGAAGTCTTTGAGCCGCGCCTTGCGCATGAGCTCGGCGTCCGAATACTTGGAGATGGCGTCGGTCGCCTTCTCCCACTTCTTGGTGTTGGAGTCGATAAGACGCTGCTGTGCCGCTACCTTGTTGTCGAAATCGGCGGAGAAGAGCTTGTTCTGCGCCTTCTTGTTCTCCGCTATCTCCTTGCCTACCGCCTTCAGGTCGGCTTTCAGGCCCTTGAGCTGTTCGCGCAGCTCGGGGATGCGACTGTTCTTGTACCAGTTCGCGGTGTCGATGTTCCCGGCCTCGCGCAGCTCCTTCATCTTCTTGATGGACCAGTCAAGGGTCTTACTGACATCGGCTTGGCTGCGGGTCAACTGCTCCTGACGTTTGCGCCCGTTCTCGATGGCCTCCGCGTACATGTCGTAGGCGGCGTGCTCGTCCTTGATGAGCATGGTCTGCCTGCGGGATGCGGCCGTGGCCTCCTTGTCGTAGAGGGCGCGTGCCGAACGCATGCGGGAGAGACTGTCCTGAAGACTGTCGGCCACGGATTTCTGCGACTTCTTGACGAACGCCTCCGTCTGGCCGGCGGTCCGCTTGATCTGGTTGGAAAGCCGGTGAATCTTCTCATTGAACGACGTATCGTCCAAGTCGAACCTGCTGGTGACCGGCTTCTTCTCCCACTGCTTCCGCTGGGCCTGCATGGCCTTGTCGATGGCACGCAAGCCGGACGGGTCGCCGTCGATCTTCACCACGTTGGTGAGGGTCTTGCCGTCAAGGTCGCGCATCTGCTCCTTGGCGCGTGCGACGCCCTTCGTGTTCACATCAACGGTGACCTCAGGGTGACGAGAATGCAGTTCCGCGTTGAGAATCTTCCAGAAATTATCGGTGTCCGGGCGAATATCGACGCCGACCGCGCCAGCGGAATACAAGGCCATGAGAAAACCTCCGGGAGGATAAACGAAAACCCCTCGTGGAATGCGAGGGGTTTTCTGCTAGAAACTGTTGCCGCCGAACACGGCACCCAACATGCCCGTGATCTGGGCGAACGACTTGCCCGCCGTGGAGAACGATTTCGGCCCGACCGAATCGGGCTTGACCACGGTGCCGGGCGGATAGACGGGCTGCGGCTTCGACTTCTTGTCGCCCATCATGCGGGCGATCATCACGCGAATCATCTCAAGCTGGTTCGTCATGCTGAGCATCAGCATCTGCGACTGCCCGTAGGTGAGGTAGGAAAGACGCGGCATGCTTTTCGCGTCTTCCCGTGGGAGCGGATGGTGTTCGGCCATCCACGCGCGGTACAGGCTCCCGTCAACGCCCTCCAAACCGTCCAGCAGGTCGCACAGCCATGACGGCTCCATGCGGCCCATACTGGCGGGGAGGTTGATGTTGTAGAAGCGTTGGAAGTCGGCCGAGACCGCTACTCTGCATTCTCCAAGCGCGTCTTGGAGGCGCTTGATTTTCCCAGTGCCACCGAATAGAACGTGGTCAGGGACACCAGCAGCACGTACAGGTTCTCCAAGGTGCGGCCACGGGTGAACTCGTCCCACTGCTTCTCGTCGGCCGCGATTTCGCGGTAGAACATGTCCGCGTACTGCACGATCTCGGCCATGAGGATGACGGCTTCGGACTCGTCGTACTTCGGCTTCTTCTTCGGCTTGTCGGCCTCATCGTCGCCGAATAAGCCCATGTCGCCCAGTTTCCCGTTGCGTTCGGAGATGCGCTGCCATGTCACCGAGAACTCGGCGGACTGGGCCACGTTCAGCTCCTGCGGCTTCGCCATGTCGGGCAGTCCCGCGAACAGCGGCTGCTCCTTGAGCTCGTCCCATGTCTCCGGCATCTTCGCGTTGTCGGTCGTGTTCTTAGTGTTCTCTGCCATCATCGGCTCCTATCCGTGGAAAAGAATGATTCTGAAAAGCCCTATCCGTGGAAAGAGGGGGTTCCTTGCCGCGCGGATAGGAGACGCGGCAAGGAAGAGACGGGTCAGACCGTGAAGTCGGACGGCGCGAAGTAGGCGACGGACGTGAACTTGCCGTTCTTGTCATGCGGAAGCGTGCTGGATGTCTTGATGTTCGCCTGAGCGGAGAACTCCACGAACGAATCCGTGGAAAGAGCAGGCAGACTGGAGAACGCGATGTCCGAGTTCGGCAGCAGCAGGCCGGCACGGCCGGTCGTGTTCGTGTCGGACCACAGGATGAACAGGGACTTGTTGATGGGGGTCTTCTCCAAGGAGAAGGCCACGCCGGCGCCGGTCATATCGACCGCGTTGTAGAAGGTCTTGAACGTGCCCTTGTCGCCCTGCACCGAATTGAACGTCACAGTGCCGGTGGTCTGGGCGTACTGGGTGCGGAACGCCGCCTTGAGCCAAGTGCTCAACGTGGTGGCGTCGCCGCCGTCCAACGCGAACTCGGGCAGGTTGTCGTTCGACATGTGGCCGAGGTTCGTCCACATGCCGTCGCCCACGCCCACGGTCGCCGCCTCGACGGTGAACTGCTTGAGCAGCGCGGAGGTAATGATGGTCTCGGCCTTCGCCATGAAGATCGTTCCTCGGACGGCGGTCAACACGCCGTCGTCGTGGATGCCGATTTCGTCAGCCATATCGTTTTCCTTTCAAATATGGAAAACCCCGCAGCCGTGTAGGCGTGCGGGGCCTGATTGTGTGATTGATGGTTTTTCAGATAAGGTCAGCCGCGTGGGGACGCGGCCTGTATGCGTTTCGTGGAAGTCCACGCGACGATGCTTTTGGAACTGGTCATGTCGCCGGAAGACCGGGACTCGAAACCGGGATTGTCCACTATCCGCCCGATCTTCCCATAGTCGGTGCCGGGCCGGTAGGGCCATGCGGATATGCAACGGTGCAGCCATCCGCAGATGCGGGCCACCCGTTCCGGGTCACGGCCCAACACCGTCAAAGACAGCGTGTACTGCCATATCCAAGCCTTCAGATTCCAGTCGGGCTGCTCAGGAGCACCGCAATGGTAGAGAATCACGTCATGGGACAACAGGAGCGAATCCGTGGCGGGCGTGACCTCCGGTTGGATGACCGGCCTGAAATCACGGTTCTTCCATTCGACGGCGTCCAGGTAGGCGCGTGTCATGGCGACCGCATCCAACTGTTCCCTTACGGAAAGGTCGAATATCGTGGGGTCAGACATATTTCGCCTCCGACATGATGAACAATCCCGGCATCCAAGCCAGCGGGCTTTTGATGCCGTACTTGTGTTCCAGCCACCGGTTGAAGTAGCCGAACTCCAAGTGAGAGGCGATCTCGGAACCGTCACGGCCCTTGACGCTCATGATGACGGCGGTGTGCGTGCCGTGAGCGTGAGTGCTGATGTCGATGCGGTTGGCGACGGACGAATGCTTCGCCTTCATGTCGGCCAGCGCCTTGGCTTTCGCTTCGACCTTCTCCGCCACGGGACGGGTCGCTTCGGCTCCGAACAGTATCGCCATGTCACGGTTCAGCACATTCGCGGGCTTCAAGTTCACGTACCCCATGTGCGGCTCCCCTCGGGCGGGACAGGCGGTTTCAACCCGTTGTCCTCGGTCGCATGGCCGATGCACCTCGCGGTGATGTTCCAATGGTGGGCGGCATCCGAGGCGTGACGCATCTCCATAGGCGGGCCGTCAACCTCGTAACAGGCGTTATCGAGCCAGAACTGCGTGTTGATGTCCCCATGCCATTCCGGCGCGAGAACGATCGCCAACGCATCCTCACGCAGGCCACCGGTCGTTTGCGGCGTGGTGTCCTGCGCCCAGTTCTTGGAAAACGTGCTGTTCTTATTGATTCGAGGCTCGAACGAGCAGTAACAGTAGGAGGCGTCCCCATCCGGCACCGTGCCGGAACCGTAGACGGTTTCGACCGGTTTCATCGGCTGCACCACGATCATGTCGCGGTGCAGAAGGTCATCCGTGATACGAGGCTCCAACTCGGTATCGTCGTACAGGTGCCCGCCGCCGAGTTCATCCAAATCAACACCGTCGTAAAGGTGTCCCAAGTCCAATGTTTCATCGGCCATAGGGCCTCACAATCCGTAGATTCGGCTCAACCCGACACCAATGGTGCCTACGGGGCCGTGTCCCTCCGCGTAACCGTCAAGCAACTGCTTTTCGCGTTTGCTCACATACAGGTTGGGACTGGCATCATAGGCGGGCGGATTAGGCTGGGGGTCATGCTCCTCATACGAATAGTTGCCGTTCGACTCGGATTTGAGCCGGTGCCATCGCATGACGCGAATCACCATCGAGCAGACCACGTAGGCGAACGTGTCCTCGCTCAGGTCGCCCGAATTGAGGCGGGGTTCCGCGTTGCCGGATTCGGTCAACGCTATTTCGGCGGCGATACGGCAACGTGATTTCACCCATTCGTTCGGATAGGCGTCGGCTAGCCCGGGCTGGTCAAGCAGACTGACCTGCATGTGTTTCATCCAGTCGATGCCGTCAACGCTTGCCATGACGGCTCCTACAGGACGTTGGCCTTGAACGTGCTGACGGCATCCTGCAATACGGGCAGCGCGGAGCCGTTGACCCAGATATCGTAGTTGGCCGGAGCCTGATGGGAGAGCATGGCGGCGACAAGACCGTCGTTGACGCTCTTGCTGATCTCATACTCGGAGTTTTGGGCTTCGGCGGTCGGGCCGGAAGCGGTGAAGCCAAGGGTCGGGTCGTTGAACGAGGGAAGCATGACGAACGTGGCATCGGGGATGAGCGTGGTGGTGTCCACGTCCATCTTGAAGCCGCCGTCCAGTTCAAGGTTCTCGTATTCGAGGTCGAGCATACGCACGTCGTTCAGCTGAAGCTGGCTGGCGAGAACGCCCAGCACCTCGTCGCGGGTCAGTCGTGGCTTGGAATGAGCCAAGTCCATGCCGGACGCTTCCTGACGGAACTGTTCGTTGACGCGCAATGCGTCGATGACCTTCGACGTGGTGAACGCGGCGTGCGGTGTACGGCCCTTGTTCTTGCGCATGACCTCAATCCAACCCTGAACGTCGGCAATCGGGTCGGAAGTAGCCTGGGACCAGAGAGTGGTCGGAGTCTGATTATGCTGCTTGGCCGGACGGCCGAACGAGTAGACAACGTTCGCGCCGTTCTCGTTGATGGTGATCTTGCCATCCATCATCGCGGAGATGGACTCAAGTTCAAGGGTCACGCCGGCGGCCTGGCCCAGATGCGTGGTCTTGGCTTCGGCCTTGTCGTGGATGAACTGCTTGTCGTTCGCGTGCTTGGCCATATCACGTTCGGTGATGTGGTCCATGCCGGACAGGGGCAGAAGGCCCGTATGCTGTTCGGCGGACTGTTCGACCATCGAAGTGTGGCCGATCTCGGCGTCCAGCGCACGACGCTGCATGGCGTTCGTGGAGAGCGTCGGCAGATTCGGCGTCCAAGAGACGGTCCATTCGCCGTCATTGGACTGGATGGGGAACATGGTGGAGAACGGGAGAATGCCGTTCACGTAATCGAAGCCCGCCTGCGCAACCTCGGTGGCTTCGCTCGGCGGGAAGATTTCCTTGTCCAATGCCATTGGATATTTCCTTTCAGATATGAGAAAACCCGCCACGAGGGGCGGGTTTCAAAGAATCGGTTTAGACGGGGTGTCAGGCGATGGTGATGGTGTTCGACTTGTTGTCGGTGCCGACCCAAGTGCCACCGGTGATGACACCAGAGGTGTCCTTGGTCAAGGTGATGGACTTCACGCCCACACCAGCGGAACCGGCAGCGCCAGCCGAACCGGACAATGCGGTGACAGCATCATCCTCGACATCGTAGAAGCAGCCGCCCCACTTGGCCTCGTCGGCGGGAACGACCGGCAGCTTGCTCTTGATAATGTCGCCACGGTAGCGAAGGCCCACATAGGTGTCATCGACCTGCCAGCCGGAATAGGTGACGTTCACGGCGACGGCGGACTCCAACAGGCCGGCGATGGCGGTCTGACGGCCATCGGTAGCCTTCGGGTCATACGGGCCGTAAGCGCCCTTGTTGGTGCCGCTCGTGATCTTGGCGAGCGGAATACCGGAACGGATGTAGATGGTCGTGGCTGTCGGGCTGACCCCGGTCAGGTACTTGTTGCGCAGAGTCTCGTCATCGACGTTGAACAGTTCGGGGACGATGGTCACGGAGACCACGCCGCCCGTCTGCTCGCCGAAACGCCACTCATTGTTTTCCTCAACGGTGGTCAGGCCGGTGCCATGCACCATTTCAATAGGAAGCGCCATGAGTATGGCTCCTTTCATTTGGTTTGCTTGTTATGGTTGCGGCGGCGGGCGTTCTGACGGTCCATCGCACGCTTGTAGGCGTCGCCGCGCTTTGGTTTCGGATTGAACTCGCCCTCGGGGTTCTCGGCCTTTCGGCCCACGCTGCGAAGAGCCTCGGCTTCCGGCACCTGAACACGACCGTTCGGCTGAACACCCAACGGCGAACCGGGTTGGATGGGGTTGAGCTCCGCATAGGACTTGGCGAAGTCCGCGATATCCTCCGGCGTGCCATCACCCTTGTACAGGGCTTCAAACACCTTGTCAGTGACCTGCGGATACGTGCTCTTCGCAATCAGACGCGCGTTGTCGGCACGCACCTGGGCAAGCTCGGCCTGAACCTGCTGCACCTGCTTGAGGTTCGCTTCGGCCTGCTTCTCGTTCTTACGGCTCATCGCCTTCCACTTGGCGAGCTCGTTGTCACCGGGGTTTTCCTCCGGCTTGACGTTTTCATTGTTTTCCTGAATGTCGGCGGTCGTTTCTGCCGCGCCCGTTTCAGGCTGAGACTGCTGAACCGTTTCGATTTCGGCAGTGTTCTGTTCTTCCTTGGTAGGCATCCGCCCGCCCCTTTCATTCACGCGGCCAAACCGAGGGTCGACCGCAGGTATTGGAGCCACGCCCTCTGATAGGACATGGCTTGTCTTAAATGCACCGAAGGCCGGAAGCTGTACTTTCGACCCTCGAATGGAAAATCGTCTTCCTCGCCCGTATCCAGCACTTTCTGATAATGCTGTTGAAACTCCATAGCCCTCGCATACATGCGCTGCAACGCGGTGTGCGTCATCTTCAGGTCGGGGATATGCCATTCCGGCGCGGGAGTGCCGTCATCGTATTCACGCCGCCACTGGGACTGCGTGAGAATCGGCCCGATCTCGCTATGCGATTCCATGATGACGCGCACGCTTTTCAGGTCGGCGGCTGACGTGCTGCCAGCCTTCCTGTAGATGGCGTCCAAATCCTCCCGGTTGAGTTTCAGACCGGGGTCATTGTTCGCGGTGATCGGGGCGACGGTGCATTTGCAGTTGTTGTGCATGGGCAGAAGGTCGGCCGTGGAAAACACGTTCGTGGCCGCGACGGCGCACAGGCCGCACGTGCCGGTCTTGGAAAGCTCGGGGTGTATGACCCTACGGTATTTTCTGACGCCGGAACCGTGGAATCGTTGCGTGGCCGCACTGTTCATGGCTATCTGACCATCGGTGTTCGCATTGTCCGTCAACCGTTTCACGGCGGCGTCAAGCCAATCATCGACGGCCTTCTGCACGTAATCGTCCAGATTGTCCCATGCCAGCGGGCGTATCGACGGGTCCCTTACGGCCATGCTCCGATAGGCGTCGGCAGGACGCACGCTCACCGCCCACGGGTCGGTGTTGTCCCTTGTGACGATGTATTCGGGAATCTGACCATCCGAAGGCACGTTCACCATGCCGAGCATCACGTCCGCATAGGAGACGCCCAGATGACGCATGGCTTTGATGAACGCGATCTGGTTCTGTGTTATCCACGCGGACACGCCCTGTGTTATCGCGTCGTTCCACCAGTCGGCGGGGTCGAGCGACTTCCACATGTTCCACGCACGCTGCACGTAGGCGTCGACCAGCGCCTGACGCTGCCGTTCCATGACGGTCAGCGCCTGTGTCATGTCGGCCATCACGTCACCTCATTGGTGGAGTCCAACGTCTCGTCGCCCAGAGTGTCGTTCAGGTCAGGGATGGTCGATGTCGAATCCAACGTGTCCTGCAAGGTGGGAGCCGACTGCTGTGAGGTCTTGCCTTCGACCAGAGTGTTCTCCTGACTCAGGGCGGTGGCGAAAGCCGTGTCCTGCAAGTCCTGCATGGCTTCGGCTATATCCATCTCGCTCATGTTCAGGAACCGGCGCATGATGGTTTTGACCGGTAGCAGTCCCTTCACATAGTTGGCGGCTTGCGCCTGCTCCAAATCGGTGGGAGTTTCGACCGGCTGCCACATCGTCTCGAAACGTTCATCGGCGGCGGACTGCTGGCCGCTTGCGACCAACGCCATGCGAAGCAGCAGCACGAACGCATCATTGGCACGCTCGTTCATGTCCTGCACCTTGAGCCTCAACATGCGGGTGGTGAGCTTCGCTCCCTCCGCGCTGCCGGAAACGTCAGGGCTGAGAATCGACAACGGGGTGCCGGACGCGCCGGCCAACTGTTTGATGTCCGTGTTCGCGGCGGAGACAATCGGCGTGATGTCCGTCACGGAGCTTTCGCCCATCTTCGCGTCCTTCGGCATCAGCCACAAGGCGGCGGGGCCAAGCTCGAACAAGGACGAGTAGTCGATCTTTTCGCCGGCACGCGCACGGTTGGCCTTCACGGCCGGGTCCTGCTTCGTGTAATACTCGGGAAGGTCGCCGGACACCCAACGCTGTTTGAACGCCTGCATCTCCTGAATGCAGAAACGTTGGAAACGCTGCTGGTCGATGGCGCTCAACGTCGGAAGATGAGGCTCGAACTGGCCTCGACCGGTCGCGGTCTTCAACTGGACGATGGGCAGGCAACCGCAGTCACGGGCGAAATCAAGACCATCGGAACTGGCCGCGCCCACCCATTCGAACAAGGCGGGCAACGACGGTTTCTTCTTGGAATCATCGTTCGCCAGCTCATACACGGCATCCTCATAGTCGGGACTGTCGGTCGGCAGCGTCCGTGACTCCACCTCACGTCTGGCGACACGACCATACACGTCGGTCACATTGCCCTTATCGTCACGGACCAGACGGTACAAGGCGATGTTCTCGGTGCCTTCATCCGCGTCATACGAGTAGACGATTGCCGCGCTCTTATCGTCGGAAACGACGGTATCCCAAGGGCTGAGCCTCGAAATGTAGGCCGGGTTAGGCGTCGACCACGCCTGCGCATAGGCGGCACCGTAAATCGATGCGTCACGCAGCATGTTCAACGATTTCAGGTTCATGCCCGACTTCTGCCACATGTCGTCTGCGGCGGTGGAACGTATCGCCTTGTCCGACACCAGACGGAAGCCGGTGGGCTTCTCCGAGGTGATGACCGCGTTCGCTATCGTGCTCGCCAAGTTCATCGGGCAGATGTCCACGAACCTGCGGTAGATGTCCGAACTGGTCACATCCATGTTGCGGGGGACCGCCTTCGTGGGTACGGTCTCCTTGCCGTCGTAGAACGTTTTCAACCGGCACAGCATGGGGATACGGTTCACCAGCCGGTTCGCCAACCGGGTAAGCACCACGCCGTCGCCTCCCGGTTCGACATCATCGGGAACCAACGACTCCAACTGCACGGCCATATCTCACCGTCCTTCTAATAAGTCACTCGGGTAACGTGGGTGCGCACCCTCGGCGCACGGGAACTGGCCTGTTCCAGATAACGGGTACGCGCCGTATATGCGAGGACGCCTGCGATGCAGGCGTCTATCTTCAACGGACTGTTCGGCGTCTCCTTGTACACGAGGTACTGAGTGGAGCCATCGGCGTTCGTCCTGCGCAGGTTCTTCCTTCGCGCGTTTCTGAAATGCGCGAGAAGCCTCGGGTCGGCCAACAGTGCGACATCACCGATGACGGGATTGTCCTCGTCATCGCACGCCGTCCATTCACGGCAGAACGCGGTATGCATGTCCACATACGCCTGCTTCATGTCCGACTCCCAATTGTTCGTGTGGAACATGATCGGGTCGCCGTTGTTGCGCTGGCCCACAAGGTCGAGATACGAGTAGTCGGTTTCCCAGCCGATAATGAGGTCACGCCAGCCGTGGACATCCGCGAAGAAGCCGACAACGTTGTAGTTGTCCAGCATCCAGCGAACCTTGCGGTCGAACGCCTCCACATCGACCTGCCAGTCAGCGGCCTCGGGGCCTTCGGGCTTCTGTTCCAGTTTGATAAGGAACAACAGGCCGTCCCTGACACGGCAGCCGACCAAGGCGGTCGCATCATCGGAAAGCGAACCGTCGAAGCCAAGCGTTATCTCGTCCTCGTCCGAAATAATGTCCTTCCAAGGCGCTGCCTCGTCCAAGTCGGTGCCCTCGGGAACGCCCGCATACAATGCGATGCCCGCGAGATGGCTTTTCAACAGGGATTCGGACAGCCAAGCGTCGGAAACGCTCGTGAGACTGTTCAGGTAGTAGCGAATCGAATCGCCCACATCGGAAGCCGGGTCGAGGATATCCGCGATAGGGCCGCGAATATCAACCCAGCCGTCCTTCGACGGGCCCGGCTCCACGCCGGGGGAGCGAAGCGAATACCCGTCATCGCTCACACCCTCGTCGTTGACCGGCACGATGCTGCCGTCAGCGAGAATGATATGGTCCTTGCCGTCCCTTGACTTCGCGGCGGAACCATACGCCTCATACAGGCCATGCTTCAGTTTGCCCGCATCACCCAGGTCCTCGATGTTCAAAGGCGAATACCTGTGGTCGAACAGCAGCTTCGGGTCCTTGATGCGACCCTCTCGAATATCCTGAGCGTGCTTGTAGGTCTCCTCGGCGATACTGTTCTCGCCGGGACGGTACATGGTCGTGGTTTCCAACACCCACGGTTCGGCGTCGCCCATACGCTTCGAAAGATTACGTTTCAGCGTATGATACGTGGCCTTCAACCGGGGAACGTTGTACAAGTGGGATTCGTCGGCGATGATGAACGTCTGCTTGCCGCCGTCATGCGTGGAAGAACCGGTGGCACCGGGCTTGATCGAACCACCCTCCGGCAGCAGGATACGGGTTTCACCGACATCAAGCCCATAACCGCGCAACTGGCTCAAAGGCCCGTTCTCGCAGTTGTACTTCATCACCTGATAAACGTTATCCGTCTGTTCTTCGGCGGTGGCGATGCACACCACGTTCGGGCCCTGCACGGGACGGCCCATAGGCTCGCCCGGCAGATACTCGTAAGTCTGGCCGAGGAACGTGTAGGTTTCCCCGCCCTTCGCCCAACCGGCGAAACGGCATGGGCCCAAAGCCTCGAACAAACCCAGACGGCCACCCTTGCCGGACTTGTCACAACCCTTGGGGCGACTCAGGAACACATGGTTGAAACGACGCTGCCCATACTTGTCGAGCGCGTAACAGTCCACGTAGAACCGCGCATACTCAGGACTCTCATACACGGGCATGTCATACGCGGGCTCCGAACCCACGACGCAGAACGACTGTATCCACCACAAGGCAAGCCAGCCAAGCGAACGCTCCCTATCCTCGGCGGTCAGATTAGGGATAACGTCATGCATCAGCCCACCGCCCGACGCTGACTACGTGCTTCCTCCATGCTGATGACGTTCGAGGAACCCGAATACGAGGACGCCTTCAAATCATTCGCCTGAGGCGCGTCGAACTTCAAATCGTTACGCGCCTTCGGAGTGACGCCGATCATGGTCTCACGCTGGCGAATCTCAGCCGCCAGAATCGCACGCCCCTTACGGGAACGTTTGAAATCATCCTTGAGCAGCGCCGTATCCAACACGAAATCCCAGTCAGGGCCGACGCCCATACGCTGAGCCAACGGGCTACGACGCAAATCCTCATACCAGCGGCGAGTGACCGGCAACCATTCATCGCCCGTATCCGGGCGAACATCAGGCAGCTCCGGCCCAACCGGCTCCTCGGGACTGCTCAGCAAAGGCATCGCGGCTATCTTGGACGCCCTACGCCCGTTTCCTGCCATGATTCACGCTCCGTTTCCGCCCATTCCGGACTGTCCGACGCACGGGCTTTTCGCCCCTGCACCGGTCGTGAACGAGAATGCGGTTCTCCAAAGTCGCTGAATGCGACTTCTCCAAAGGAACCTTCCACTCAAAAGCCGCGCCGTCAGGCCCGGCACTATCTACATCGACCAGTCCGCCGCACTTCTGGCAACGGCCGGCACACTTCTCAATCACCTGCGAACGGGTGAAAGACTCGACAACCATCCGAGGCCGTTCAGCCGGTTCCACCGTCCGCTCATGCAACACGGTTTCAGGACGCGACGGCAGCTCGGGATGCAGTTGACGTTTACGGAAATACCTCAAACGGCACTTGTCCGAACAGAACAAGCGAGAGGAACGCTCAGGGTCGAACCATTTGAAGCACACCGGACACATGCGGGTGCGCAGTCTCCTCAACGGAGTGCCGGAATAGTAGTTCCGGTTGTAATGCTCCCTGCACAACCCTTTGGCGCACACCGGGTTAAGACACCCGAACACAGCGCAACGCTCTATCGAAAAGCCGGCCTCGAATACCATTCGGCCTCCTCGCGGCTCCTACGCTTTTCCACCCGAGCCTCACCACTCTCACGAGCGGTTTTCTGCTTATGGTGATATGAGCACAACGCCCACAGGTTCGACGGGGAATCATCATCAGGCTCACCGTTCTTCGCGCGAACCTTATGATCGACCTCATTGGCAGGATAGCCGCAAATATGCTTCGCCCCCGTATGCCAGTCGGTCACAATCCACTGGCATCGATGGTGGTCCCGCTCTAATATCCGCTTGCGGGTCCGCTCCCATCCGGGGTTGAACCGTGCATCACGGTTGGAAGATGACCAAGCCACGATGACTCCTTACACGTAGGGGGCGGAGCCGGTGGGAGCGTGGCGAGCGAGCATTCCAACGGGGTTAATCCAAATACAGGGGATGTTGGTCCACGAGCCACCGGCTCCTAGAGGCAATCCCGAGAATCGAACTCGAACCTGCGCTTTACGAGAGCGCCGCTCTTCCAATGAGCTAGAATGCCATGCCTCCCACTAGGGGAGCGCTGTTCAGTTATCGCCGCACGGCATGGCATGAAGCCGCCGCCGACATCCGGCGATGACCCAAGAAGCCGTCACCGCCTGTAATCGCCTCTTCTTGAAGGCGTTGTGGTACCGGAGTGGACTCGAACCACCGACCCTATGACCGTAGCCATACGCTCTAGCCGCTGAGCTACCGGCATCGCATACCCGGTGAGAATCGAACTCACGTCACCGGTTTTGGAGACCGGTACTCTACCATTGAGCTACGGGCATATAGGGATAGTCGAACCCCCACGACAGTCAGGGCCTTGACCAGCCTCACCGACCATCTCGCGGATGATGCAAGATTTGCACTTGCGAACCTTTTACGGTTTACGGCCTAGCAAGCCGCCGCATTCGTCTACTCTGCCAATCATCCACGGCCACGCCCCCGGTCCAAGAAAACAACACCAATACAAAACGGAATCCCAGAGAACTCGACCTTACAAATCCTCGTAAAACTGTTTTGACGGTTCGGTTTTCAAAAAAGGCGTGGCCTAGTCGTGAGAGAGGGAATCGAACCCACAACACACCGGGTTTGAGCCGGCGTCCTCTACCAATTGGGATATCTCACGCAAATACAAGAAAACCCCGCGACTGCGGGGCCTCACCTTGTCAGGAACCCGAGCTTCGCTCCAATCCCCGACAATCCATCTACACGATATTTTACTCACAACAAGCGTTGCAGCAAGCGTTGCAAGAGTATTCCCACCACCAATGAAACGCTAATTCAAAAAACAGCCCAGCAGATCATTCACGAGCAGAACCATTGTCCGTGCGGCCCCCACGTCTTACCGGGGTGGGGCTCTCCCACCCCCATGTGTGCGCGTGCGTGTGGGCGTGCGCGTATGCGTGCGTACATGCGTGCGTGTGTGTGGGCGTGTGTGTGCGTGTGTGCATACGTGTGCGTGCGCGTATCCGCGCGTGTACGCGCGTAGGCGTGTGCGTATGGGCGCGTGCGCTTACATGCGTGGTTATGGGACTGTGAGCGGCGGCGGCATGAGGTTGAGTGATGTTGGCTCATGTTTGGTGATTGTTGCATGGTGCAACTGTTGTATGTGCAACTATATGGGTATGGGAGTAGTGGCGTGGGCTCTGTGGTTTGACGGTTTTTGTGGTGGTTATGGTGGTTTCGACACGCCGAGGAATGCTAGTGGCTGCAATGGTTTTGGTGGTGGTTTGCGATACCGACTTGCGTTCCAGTATTGGACCGCGTATAGTGATAGCCGTCAACCACGGAACACCAAGAAAGGAACCCCGAGATGAACACCACGGAGATTAAAGCCAAAGCCTTTAGAGCGGCGGTAGACTTGGCCACGGTATGCAAGCCCTGCACCTATGACAACGTGCTTGACCTCACGGCCATAGCCCTCGGTATCGAGATGGACGACAACGAGGAATACCCCGCCGAGCTCTACCGCAAGTTTGACCGAGTGTGGGCCGAGCTCAACTACTGACAGCGCCGCCGATAGGCGGGTACTGGGTTCGAGTCCCAGCGGCGCACGAAGTCCCGGTGATAGGTGAGAGCTATCCCGAGTGACATGAGAGTTTGAGAATTGAATAGTGTTACCGATACCCAGTCAAGGACTGGTGAGGGATAATGAAGCAAGGCAGAGGTCTTGCGAGTAGTGCGGGGGCCGCTGAGAGAACGCGGCGCGATGGCATCAGAAACTCCGTCTGCGAATAAGCCAAAGGTATAATTAGGCCCACTGAAACAGATAGCGAGGTGGGCCATGGACTACAGGGAATTGCAAGACAGCAAGAATCTGGATAATCAACAGTTAGCCGATAAAATCGGCATACCTCGTACCACGGTATCCAAGTACAAGAATGGGCATCTCGATACAAAAAACATGACGTTAGAGATGGCCGTTAAATGGTTACGTGCGTTGGGGCGGCGCAAGATGGCTAACGATTTATCCGAGATGTTTGCGCTTGCTGAGGCTCCTAGTGAGCCGAAAGAAAACACTAGCGAAAGCTAGGTGTGTGCCCTAATCAATTCTTCGCCTGACTGTGGGCCTTGTACACAGTCGGCCTAGCTCACTGGGTTTATCCCATAGTCTAGGCACTCATAGCGTGTCCCAAGGTGGACGGGATACGCTGGAACCTGTTATATCGAAAGGTGGTGAGCCGTGCCGGTTGGCGATATCGTCGTTGACCCGCGTATCCAGACTCGACATCCCGACGTGTCCGCTGATTCGGTGCGCGTGGCATGGTCGAACGTCGTGCGGTTTATGGCGCGTGAGGATACCGACCCGTTGCGTTATGTGGCGGTTGGATACGACGAGTACGGGCGTTTGCTGGAAATGGTGGCGGTACTAGATGAGTCGGATCGTTGGCATGTGTTCCATGCCATGCGTGCGACGCCGAAGGTGCTGCGGGAACTGAAACTTTTGTAAAGGAGGAAGTGTCATGTCTTTTGTTGCGAAGGGTGGCCGTGTGGTCACTGATGACATGTTGGACAAGTGGGCCGACGATGCGGATAACGGCGAGTTCGGCGGAAGGCCGGGTGCGGTGTATTCCGGGCCTGTCGTTCCTGTCGCTCAGGCGGATGCTGTCAGTCGGACGTTTTCGTTAAGCGCTGACATGTCGGCCATGTTGGATGCCGTCGCTAAACGTCGTGGCGTGTCCGCTGATGACATCATGCGGCACGCGCTGGTGCGTGAGTTCGCGTCAGTGTGAGCTGTTCGGCGTGCTGGTTTTCCGACACGCCGATTTGTTTAAACCAAAATGATACGTTATGCTATCAATTATCAAGCCCAATCGGGCAAGACAAAAGCAAGTTTGAGAACTTAACAGTGTTTCCCTACATGCAAATGATACATTTTGCTGTCATAATTGGTTTACCTACTACTAGAGAAAGCGGGTAAGCCTATGGGACTTAAGGAACTGCGCAAACAAGCCGACTTAACACAAGTTGAGCTAGCCAAGCGCACTGGAATAGCGCGAACAATCATCAGCAGTTATGAGACCGGGCGGCGAGACGTTCGGAACATGACTCTTGAAAACGCTTTGAAGATATCCAGTGCACTCAACTGCCAACCGAGCGACCTGATGCGTTAAAAGAATGCGGCTAAGTAGCGCCAACTACCTAGCCGCGTGCCTTAAGTTGAAAGTTCTCTAACCAATCAATCAAATCGAGGCTGTGCTATCTTAGCACGCCTCACGTGGAAGTGAGGAACCATGCGTAAAATTCTGGCGGCTTCAGCCGCGTTAATCACACTTTTCACCCTGTCCGCTTGCGGTAGTGATACCGCGAACATCCCGCAATGTGAGAACGAAGACGGCTCGGGTCAAGCTGGACTCTGCTACTGGGACTCTGCCCGTATGGGCAACGGACGCGGTACCGGACTGTACATCTACCGGGACGGCATTCTAATCGACGAACGCTACTAAGTCTTTCAATCAGATTCATTCAGTCGCGCGGCTGTCTCCGCGCTTCATCAATTCAAGGGAGATTCACAATGTCTCGGATAATCATCAAACAGACCGTTATCAACGATACCCGCGTGAGCGTCAAGCAGTGGGATAAGCCGCTGTTGGGCCGGTTCCCGTATACGGTTGTAGTGCAGTACCGGTTCTATGAGCCGGACGGGCGCGCGTACTGGGCTATGGTGCCGCTCGGCCCGGAACATCGCCAGTGCGAAACCGTGGTGGATATGCTCACGCGGTTCGATGAAGCCGTGGTATGGGCTGGGCGAGACGGTTATCATGCCGTCAAACCATGCAAGATGGCGGCTTAACTGACCTGACCGCGATAGCGCGGCGCATTATCCGCGCTTCACGCCCATTCGGGCAAATTTCAATCAATCAAACCTATAGATCCTATATCACACTAATGGAGGTGTGCCATGCCTGAAGAAATACTGAATCCAAGCGACTTCCACGTTGGCTGGTTGGCCCACTCGTTGGCCGGCTACATCTACGTTATCGTCAAAGCCACTGACAAGACGGTGACGTTCGATAAATACGATACCGTCTGGCTTACCGTTCGGCGTGTCCGGCGTAAGCGTTTCGAGTGGATTGAAGGAGGCTACTTCAAGGACGGTGCATTCACGTTCTGGCCGAGTGATTTTCTCCCGCCTGAGAACGTCTTCAGCCGCAACGATTTCATCCAATCGCATGAGTTTAAGGCGGTGGCATGATGGCACGCTACTTCTACGCTTTCCGCTGGGCTTATGGTATCGGCGCGACATGGGATGACGGGTCATGGCCGGGTGGCCTCTACGTGTTTGATTCGAGGGCTGAGCGTGACGCTTGGGTTGCCGACGACGTGTTTGATGGCAATTGGCATTGTGAGGCCATTACGGCGAAAGAGGTGCGTCATATCATGGCCGATACTGTTATCGGTTTTGATAATGATATGGCCGCACGGTACGACGGTAGCCGGTCGGCTGTCGAACGGGACGCGCCTACCGCCGAATTGGTCAGGGCATGGCGGCGTATCGACATGCAACTTAACCCAGTTGCGTATATGGGTGAGTGATCGACCATGATTGACCATTACCGTTGCAAGTCGTTTCCCGTGGCTGTTGCCACTCAATCGCATTATGAGGCCAAAGGTTATCCCGTGGAGCTAGTCCCGTGGGGTAGGGGCTACATGGTGCGAGTCCATCGTTAATAAATCGTTGTGGGGCATGGCGTTGTGGCCGTGCCCCTCTTGTTTAAGGGAGATTCAAAATGTCCATTACCGTTAAAGATGTTGCCGACATGGTGGAACGTGTTGACGAAAAACTATCGCCATTGACGCGCTATGACGGTTTCCAACCCTATGAGGGCATCTATCGCCTTGGCGACTGTGGATATGTGACGGAAACCGAATATAACAAGGCTTTCGAGCATGAAGATGGTTGGGCGCAAGACGCTTACATTTTGGACGGTAACGGTGTGAGCCATACCCGCATTAGTCAGCTAATTAACGAAGACGATACCGGTAAGGCAATTTCCGATTACATCAATGAGCGTTTCGATAATGACCAGATGGACGACGTTTTCTACACTGAAGCCACTGAGGATGGCGAGTGTTGAGAGTCCGTCATGTTCTGCTTGTGGCCGCGCTAGTCGCGGCCATTCTCTTTCTCAGGTGGGTTGGTTTTATCCAGCCGACTCCCCAATGTTCCACGCCTTACGGCGTTGATGATACCGCCACTTGCGTGTATGGCGATTACGCCTATCACCGTGGCGTGCAAATCTGACAATCGATTTTTTGAAATGAGGTAAACAAAATGAAGAAGCTGGCTAATGACCCGTCGCGTAACGTGAATGCCGTGAGCGGCATGTGGGTGCGGTTGCGCAAGGATGGCTCGAAATATGATGTTCGGTATGTGAACGCTCGGGTTAGACGAGTCTGGTCACTTTCCCAGACTTCGCAGGGCACGGCGTGGAATGTTCAGGCCAAGGGAGTCCAGTATGAGGACTTTTTGAATGGCATGAGGTCAAGCTCCGTTGACCTTGAGCATGGTTGGATGCTCATACCCGATTCCGAGCGTATGAAGACAGTGCCGGTGCCGGTACCTACCGGAATGGACGCTAAAACGGTTGGCGGCATTGTCGCGCACCCATCGATCGATGCAAACTGGAAGTGTGAGGAGGAACGCTTCACGAGCAATGTTCAGTGGCCGGTGCCTATGCCCGAGGACGCGATATTGGAAGACGAGTTCATGGATGATGAACCCGCGCCGGATACACAGGAGATTCCCGAAGTGCCGCCGAAGGTGAACAGTTTCGCCGTCTCCTATTGTACGATGCCTGACCTGATGATGGCTAAGGAATGCCCCGAATTGCAAGGTTTGGGCCCTATCCGTCACTTCCGTACCAGCAAGGGCCGCAAGGTGGCCTACGTTGCTTCGGCCAATGGCAGGTGCGTTGTCGCCTACCGTGCCCGTTATGAGCGTGGCAGTGACAGGCAGTTGGAAAAGGCGGTGGCCGATTACGTGGCTACCGTCCGCGACAAGTGGGTTAAGGCGGCGTGACATGAGCGAGATTCGGGAGAAAGCCGTACGCCTGTTGTTGCAGGCGGCTTACGAGATGGCCGCCGATAACGCGGATAGCGTGGCGGATATCTTCGACTGCCAGCATGGTTTTATCGATGATTTACGCCGTCGTGCCATGCTGAAGCTGGACAAGCCATACACCGCGCCGGACTTCGATACTGCGGAACAGCAGATAGCCGAAACCGGTTTGTCGTTGGACATGCTCGACAAGAGGGCGCGTGAGGCGTTCTCACAGAAGTATTCCACCACGTATGACCGGTATGAGTGCGCTATCGGCTGGTGCATCGACGACATGCTGGGGTGGGAATGATGGAAGTCAAGATACCCACTAGCAAGATTCGTGAGGTTCTGGAGTCCTCTGGCTATGCGTATACGCCGGATAATATCGCGGCGGTACGCGCAAACATTCCACTCCACACGTCTGACCTGATTTTGGCGGCGTTGAACGCCACCGATCTGCCCGACAAGCGGTTTGCTTTGCCGCTGTTCTAAGTTCTTGCCGTCCAGCTTTTTCCTCACTTCCGCTGGGCGGCAACCCATTTTTTGCTACAAGCCAAATCAATATTTCTTTAGGAGATTATTATGAGCGCTTCAATCAAGCTCACCGTTTATGGCAATTCGACGCCGCTGAAAGGCTGGAGGCATGAGGATACCGTGCATACGTGGCTGTATCCGAATGCCACTTCGGATATGGTTGACATGCTGGACGCGCTGGAATCAGGTGTCAGCCATGACGGTGGCTACGATGAATGCGACTATTTCTCGTTGGATGATTACGACGAGTTTCGGGATGGTCTCACACCCGAGTGGCGCGAAGTGTTCCCCGCTTTGCCTGACAATTGGGTTGGCAGTGACGCTGAAATCAGAATCTACTGGTGAAAACTCATATCTCATTCCTAACCCAATATGGTATATGATTGATACCATCTGTTAACCATTAAGGAGGTTGTTATGGGTAAGCTGGTAGCCAATGTCGATGATGACGTCAAGGCGCGCGCCGCCGCGCTCTACGATTCCATGGGCATGAGCCTGAGCACCGCCGTCAACATGTTCCTACGCCAGTCTCTGGTGGACAACGGGTTGCCGTTCAAGCCGACGCGGCACACGCCGGACGGTTATCCGGTGCCGCCTGTTCACAATGCATACATGTTCGAGCGTTCGGAGAAGGGCCATGTGATACTGCCCGCCGATTGGGATGATTCGGAGGATGATGTCTATGACCAGTACGCCAAGTGAACCGCGCCTGTATGACGTGTGGCTGATGTGGGTCGAGTTTCCCGACCATCCCGGTATCGGGAAGCCGCGTCCGGTGGTTATCACCGAGGTTGACGGTGATCTGGTGTCGGGTATCGTGGCGAAGATAACCGGCAACACTGATTGGGATGAGGCCGGTGACGTGCCGCTGCTCGACTGGAAGGCCGAGGGGCTGTTGAAGCCGTCGCTCGTGCGCTGTTCGCAACGCTTCTACTTCAACAGGAGCGAACTGCTGCAATGGTTCGGACGACTCTCGTTGAGGGACGCGGAGCATGTTAACGACGGGTTGAAAGCCACATTGGACATTCCACCATACAGGCGGAGCGTATAGCCGTTATCGTTTTCACGGCCTCATGGACTTGTTCTATGAGGCCATTCTTATAGAAACCATCATTTAGAACCGCATCATAGGGCTTTCTATGGTGCGGTTTTCACATAAATCAGCATTTAGACGGGACTTTAGAGCTGTCTATTGTCCCGTTAATCGTTTTACCGGACAATAACAAGGGAGTTTCCATCATGGATGAAGAAACCGAAGTCTACACGATTTACCAGCGCGTGACGCAGATCGAGAAGCGTCACGTCACCGCGCCGAAAGGCTTGACGTTCAACCAGTTGAGCGACTGGGTTGACGAAAACGGCGTTGGAGACCTGTTGGACATTGACGAACTGGACAACGATATGGTCAGCGCCGATTACGAGGACGGCTCTCATGTCAAGAGAAAGTGGGCGAATTGATTACCGCAATCTACCGTTATGAGCGTTTCGACCCCGCCACCAACACCGAGTTGTGGCGGCGTATACCACGCTGGGAGCTGCGTCTCATATGGCTGAAGGCATGGCTTAAACGCGATAAGGCGGCTCGAATCTCTTACGGGGCTTGGCTGTACGCCAATGCTTCAGGCGGCGGGCAATGGTTGGCCGCTGACATGTTGGACTGGAATCAGGAGGTAATCAATGGACGCTGAACGTATGAGAGCCGCCTTGCATGAGGTGTGGAAATACTATGACGAGGCGGGGGAGAGCGGGGAGAACTATGTGCTTGCCCCCGATAATCTCGCCAAGTTCGCCGCCGATCTATGCAAGGAATACTAAAAATCTTGATACACAGAAAGCCATAGGACTTGTGGCCTTCTGAGAATTAGCAACCATACCCAAGGAGCTACTATGACTGACTTCGACACGCTTTTCGACGCGACCAACAATGAGAGCGGAATCATCGTATTCCCCGACAATGACGTGATTATCGGCAATTGGACGTATTCGGGGCATGGCGTCCCGCGACTCTCCCCGTTCGGTGACGCGCTCGTTTCCACCGGCACCATCGATAAGGCTGAGGATAAAGGCTTGGTCAATATCAAGGCTTATCTCGCCGGACTGGATGGTTTCACCATTGTTTATGATCGGAATAATGATTACTCGCAGATCAAGGCCGATGACATGGCGAGATTGTGGGAGATCGTCAACAATGACGAAACCCTACGGGTGCTTGCCCCAGTCGATTGGAACTAGTGCGTGTCCGGTGCTAATTGACGGGCGGTTACCACGAGTAAAAAAATAAATGTGGGCCCGATTATACAAGAAAACCCGTGGAACACTCGGAATAGAGTCGTTCCACGGGTTTTTATCAGGTTGCGCCGTAATACCCCTTGCTTTAGCTATGGGGAGGAAGTCAAATATTGAGACTGTTAGAAGCCGCCACTGCCTCTCAAGGAAGCACACTAGGGCGGCATTCTTATTCCCGGTAATCGTCGTAGATCTCAATACCGATGGGATACTCTGAGTAACCGGTGTCCTGCACGACAATACGGCCTTCGTTCGTATAGACGGTCAACGGGTCATCGTCCGTGATCCACTTCTTCTCGATGCGGGAGCCTTTCTCGGTGACTCCTTTACTTAGTTGGCGTTCAAACGGTTCGTGGACTTCCACGAGACGAGCGTTCTTGTAAGGCGAGTCATTAGGGGAAAAGAGGTAACTAGTTCGGTCGATGATGTAGCTCATTGTTCCTCTTCTGTTGTTTTAACGGCATCGGCCAGGAACTCCATAACGCAGCGGAACAGTTCGGATTGCACGTATGCGACAAGCTCATTTGAGACCGTCATGTGCTTGCATGCCTTGGCCTTGTGTCGGTATCCGAGAATCTCGGCGTTGTACAAGCCCATCGCAACATGCACGCACTCATGGCTGACGATATGTGGCAGCAGGTGTTCGCGGCTCAAATAGATCACGCACATGGGGGAGTTCCCGTATTTCACCACATTGGTCTGCGTGTCGATTGGCGCGGACTGCATGAGGGTAATTCCGGCTGTGCCGTTTTCGAACGCGGCATCTCCAATCGGCCTGTCGAGGTCATTGGATTCGATGGAGGATTCCACCAAGTCGATGCAGGCGGCTCTCCGCATGGTTTCCTCAGTGTCGTACACGCGGACTTCCACGCTGACCTTATGCGAGAACTCGGTCAGGTCGATGATGCAGTGTTCGTATTTAAACGACGCGGTTTTCTCTTCGGTCATGGTTTCCTCGTGGATTCGATAAGGATGATTAGACTCAGCAACATTATGAACAAAGCTATGGGGAGAATGCTCATAGCTTGCCTTTTGCTTTTCTCATGTAGTATCCCTCAGCGGACAATACTTCGAGTGGATTGATGTTGCGAAGCACGTCAACCCATGTAGGGTAGGGGGTGAAAACATTCGGGCCGAGATCACCAATGACGAAGAACCATATAGACCCACCTCTAAAGACGATAAGTTTCAGCCATTTCCGGTTCGGATAATCGACTTTCAGCCAGTACTCGCCATCCTGTTGTGGTTCCTCCAAGCGTGGCCTCTTGGGTGCGGGACGGGTGGCGTAGGCGAAATCATCCTCATAGACAACGAGAAACATGGAAGCCGGTTCCTTTTCGACTCCCAGCTTCCATGTGGCGGAAATGCCGACTCCGCCTCCCTCGACCTTAATCATGGAAGCCCAATCAGTGCGGGACTTGAACTTGTACGTATTCATGCTGCCCTTGACGTGAATCAAATCGCCGGGCTTCAGGTCATCCCAGCCGACGCGAATCTTCTTGCTCACCTGTGGTCCTCCTTGCCGATATCGCTGAATCGTGTGTAAAGCCGGTCGTTCACGACGTACATGTTGTAATCATCCTGTTGGATGTACCACCAGCGTTTTTGATGGCCAGCCTTCAGATACTTCTCGCACGTGTGGTCGATGGTGTTGTCAGGGTTGACCTTCTGCCTGAACGACAGTTCATTGACCACGTTGTTGCCGGCCACGAGATCGGCTATCCGGTCGATACGCTCCGGCGTGAAATCGGGGGTGACCACGTACACGACACGCACCTTCTGACTGTCGAACCATTTGCGGGGCAATGCCAACGCCACGTCATCGGACAAGCTCGTGGGACGCATGTGATACACCACGCGGCTGAACCTGACCTGCTGCATGACTTGAGCCACGTTGCGTCCGCATTGGAAGTAGCTGGTGTGCATCTCGGTTTCCGTGAGCCAGTCTCCGGCCCTGCGTATCGCCTCCCGGTAGAAGGCGACACGTTTCGACGCTTCCGGCTCGCGCATGGGGAACAGGGGGTCTCCGCCGCCGCTGAAGCTCAGGAACCTCATGGGGTGGCGTTCGCTTTCACGGCTGATGGTCCGCAGCGTGGCCTGCATGTCCGTCACCGGCACGTTCAATCCGGTTTTCCTTACGATGCAGTAGGGGCATGTCCAATGACAGCCGAAATTCGTGATAACCGAATAATGTCCGTTCATTGTGTTTCTCCGATCAGTTGTTCCATTTCACTCACGTTGTCCTGCTTGCGTTTCAACGCCACGCAACGACGTATCCACTCGCGTTTGCGCTTATAGACGTTTGTTATCTCCACATTGCTCAACAGTTCGTTGCATGAGCAGACAAGCTGGGGAATATCCGACTCCGAGTCCGTTTGCACGACGGGTTTCTCCCCGCAGACAGGGCATTCGGGAACCGGCTCGTCAACCACTGCCTTCAACCGTCTGCAACCGGTATTCCACTTCTGAACACTCTCGTCTTCAAAAAACGAGGCGAACGAAAGGATGCTTTCGACGTGATCGCACCATTCCAAGAGCTGCCACGAGTCTTTTTCCAGCCAGTAGTCGCGGTAGTTGCGGGTGACGCACACATGCTTCAGTTTGGGTACGAGTCCGCAGATGGGGCATGGTTCCACTACCGGTGGTTCAGGTTCCGGTTTTTCGACCGGTTCCGGCTCCTCCAAGTGCAACAGTCGTTTCAGCCGGTTCACATGCCCCTCGATTCCATCGACTCGTTGAACGCCTTCTGAAACGCTTCAACACCGGCTCCAACGGCCTTTTCGACGGAACCGTCGGGCGGCGGCATCACGGTCGCGTGCGCGCATGGTCGCATGTCGTCACCTATAAACACGCTGCCCGGTTCCAGTTCGCCCACCACCGGGACTTCCACGGTGAACGTGGCTAGTTGAAGCGCCTTGGAATACAAGCCCAATACCACTTCCGCGGTGCCAAGATTGATGCTCATTGAGTAATCTCCCTGTGTCCGAGGAACTTGTTGACGAAGAACGTCTGACCTTTGCCCGTGACTTTCGGTGTCTTGTTGATGGTCGTGTGACCGTCCGAGTGAACCACGGTGGTTTCCTTGATCTCGAACAATCCCAATTCCATAGATTTCTGCGTGGGCATGTTGCGAGAGCTGCCGGTTTTCATCAGCCATCCGTTGTCCCTCAGCCACGCGAACAAGCGCGTGCCGCCAATATCCACGCCATTGCCTTTCAGGACTTTCGCCAAGTCGCCCACGAGGATGCTGGTCTTCGAGGTTTCCACAGCGTCAGCGAACAACGCTTTGGGACGCATCCGTTCAACCTGTGCTTGGGCTCTCTCCTTTTCCGCCCGCTCCTGTTTGATTTGCGTGGCAAGTCGGATAAGGAAGTCGGGTTCGGTGACTGCCTTTTCCAAAGTCGATTCGGTCATGTACGCGCCATGTTTGCGAATCGATGGCAGCACCTCATGCGTCACCCAGCGTTTGAACTCGCGGGCTTCGGGCTTGCGGCTGCGTAACACGAGGGAGTACAAGCCGGACTCGGACACGAAAACGGGTGCCTTGCCGCCGTTCTGAGCAATGTCCGTAGTACGGATATTGGTGATTTCATCGGCATCGAGGTATTCCCGAATATGGTTGGTGGCCGTACCGAGAATGGCGCATACGTCCGCTCCAAGGAACCACGGGTTGCCGTGTTCATCGGTTAGGACACGCACCTGAATGCCGTTGAAGTCGAATGGTTGAATCTGGTTGCTCACTTGGTGTCTCCTTCCTTGGACTGGTTTTGCGAAACCTGCATGATCTCCCACACGTCCGCATCCTCCGACAAGCCGGACGCGAGACGGTAGAAGTCACTGAACCTGTAGAGCGGATTGCTGTACGCATCCTCGCCCTGCTGAGGCAACTGGCCTCGATGTATCCAACTGCGCAAAGTGCTGCGGTTCACGCGCATCCCGCACGCCTTGATGATGTCCAACAGTTCGCCACGGGTTCTCACCGCCTCCGATTGGAGGAGACGTTTCACCCGTTCCGCCCTGATAAGGGCTACCGGCATACTGAAACCGCATTTCGGGCATTTCGCCGTCTCCGCGTCCGCATAGCAGGAAAGCTGACCCAAGCACTTGTCGGCCGGGCATGGCCCGTACAATACGGTTTCCCCGTCATCGTACGTGAGGAAACGACGCAGCTTGCGTGTCAGACTGTGAACCAGTTCCGCATACACAGGGGTACTCGAATGCTCCACGAGTTTCGGATGATCGGCGATACGGTGAACCATGTCCGACAGCGGCGTGGACTCGGGCAGATTGATTTTCAGACTGCGCACCCACTCGTACAACGTGCCTTGCAACCCCGGATAACCGTGGTCATCGTCCGCGTACAGCAGATCATGCAGGGCCTCGCGTAACGGTGCGGGCGCGGTGCCGGATTGACCGCCGCCACCGTTCTTGTGCCCGTAGGCGCGGTTGATGCGATACTCGCACAGGTCGGGCAGGCTGCGTTCCAACCATTGCAGGTCGGCGGTCAACTGGCTGGCGTGCTTGTCGCACAGGAGATTCCGGTTCGGTTCGACGCCATGTCCGATGAGCATGGACGGCGCGTCGGTGACGATATCCCGCCAGCAACCGTGGTAGCGGCAGAGCCTCGTGTTTTCAGTGGAAAAAGACAATAGTGACCTTGACCTTCGGTTTTTTTGAAGGTCTCGGACGTGTCAGCAACTCCCAATTATGCCATCAAACCGGTCATTGTTCAGCCGGACGGCGTGTCGCCAGAACCTCGTCCAACGCCACGCCCAAACCCGGATTGAAACCACCACCCTCACGCCTGCGCTTGGGTTTCGCGGGCGGCAAACGCAACGGGTCACGCGCGGCCAACGCCACCCGGCGAGACTCGTCCGAAGAACGGCCCATCATGCGCTGCCGGCGATACAACCACGCCTGATCTTCCACCAGTCCCAAACGTTCGCACTCCAGGCCTATCTGCGCTTCGGACGGTTTCGCACCGTTGCGCAGCTTGCGGACGATGCCGTTGATGTCGCCGGAACCACACCAGCGACCCGTGCTGCTGTCCGCGTAGAAGCGTCGAACGGCCTCACGCGCCTCCACCGCCGTGATGTCCGAACGCAGTTCCGAATGGAACTGTGTTTTAGCAAGTTGGCGTCCGCTTTGTGAGCGGTGTTTTTCCGCAGTGTAGGCAGCGGGTTTTCCGCAGGG